TCTGCTTCTCTCCAGAAGGAGAAGATCGCTGCTGATGCCCTCACGGCCATCAACGCACGTATCAACGGCTCCTCGACTTTCTCTGTCGCGTACCCCACGGGGTTCACGGCGGATGAGATCGAGAAGCAGGCGCTTGCACTCATCGCCTGGCTTACGGCCAGCTCGAACGCAAATCTCAAGAAGATCATTGCGGGCGAGCGATGAGTGGTCTTGAAGCTATGGTTATGATCGCCATTGTGGTGCTTATCAGCATCTCTCTGGCGGCCTTTGGCCTTGTAGCTTCACGACGGGGTTAGGTATTGTAGGCTGGATGACACACCCTTGATTGGGGATCATGAAAAGCCTACTAAACCTCCACCTGGCAGTGTTGCATGATGCAGCACTACAATGCTCTGTCGATGTGTCGAAAGATGTTAGCTACATCTCTCGTCGCTATGAAGATGAGGGTGATTCGTTTCTGACGATCACCCTTCCAAAGCTAGCCAAGGCCCTTGAGAAAGGTCTTGCAGCTGGCTTTTGGCCGAGTCAAGAGTCGACAAGTTTCTTGCGACTCCGAGGGCTCCCCGTATTTCTTCGGGGTTTCCTCACTCGTATCTTCGCACCTGATGGGGTTCTACTCAGTACTCCCGATCCAGATTCAATCTGGGCGGTGCGTCAGTTTTGCTATCTGACGCATAAAATCGAAAGGCCTACCTCTCCCGAGAGGGAACAGGCTGCCTTCGACAAGTACTGGGAGACAGACGCAGAACTGGCGGATCTTGAGTTTTCACTCCAAGATCCAGAACATCTGGATTTGTACCGGATGTTCTCGTTCCTGTTCTCGGACATGTTGTCGAAGATCGAACTAAAAATCGATTCTTTACAACTTGTTCCGAAGCACGGCCCGGGTTCCACTGCTGATAGGCTTCGGCCTTCAGAGAAGTGGGACTTCGAGTATTGGACTGAGCGGATGGAATCCGTCTTTCCATCGTGGTTCTACCGGAGTAATCTTACTTCGGATCCCCACGCGTGCTTGCGGCCTATCGAGACCGAGATTCCCGTAAAGGTCATCTCAGTGCCGAAGACGATGTCTACTCCAAGAATCATCGCTATGGAACCTGCTAGCGTACAGTACGCTCAGCAGGCCCTCAAGCGAGAGTTCCAACAACTTGTTGAGAACTCCGAACTCCGTGAACTCATGGGGTTCGTGGATCAGACCCGGAATCAGAAGATGGCCCGCGAGGGCTCTCTGACTGGTCTCCTTGCTACACTCGATCTGAGTGAAGCGTCTGATCGTCTCTCTTGGTCACTCGTTCAGTTCCTTTTCAGGCCCTGGCCGAGTATCCTCGAGTACTTGGATGTAACGCGTAGTCGGTCAGCAAACGTGCGTGGTGTGGTTCGCCACAT